GCGGGTGGATTGAATGCAAATGGTTGAGAACTTGGCCCAAAGGGTGCGATACTCGACCAGTCAGGTTCGGTCATCCCTTAACGAAAGAACAACAAGTATGGCTTTGGAGACGAGAGACACGCGGCGGTCTGGCATTAGTAGCGGCGCAAGTGAGTCGATCGTGGTTCTTCTGGTCCGGAAAACACATCAAGGAAAACAAACTATGGGACAACATGACCCGTCCACAGATGATCAAGGAAGCGGTGTTCTACTCTCCCAACGGATTAGAAAAGCAAAGGCTCAGGGACTTTCTAAGCGGGAACGATTTCTGATATACCGTCGCCGACAAGGTTTGTCTCAGGGTCAAATGGCGACCATGTACGGCATGAAACGTAGACGGTACAGTGAATTCGAGGCAGGTATCATTGATGCTGACATGCCAAACATTAGAGTTCTTCCACTTTCTGCCGCGGAGTTATGTTTTCTATGGCGTCGGCGAACTGGGGAAACTCAGAAGAAAATGGCCGAAGATATGGGTGTCGCCCGTTATTGGTTAATGCTAATGGAGACAGGTAAGGCTCCGTCAGATAAATTGGAGGCCTACTGGGATGCAAGGTAAGACAGATAAGGCAGTTGAGTTTCTCCAGAAGTTTTATCCGAAAGGTCCATGGCATCTAACCTCTATTAGTACCGACAAGAAGGGAGTGAACACGAAAGTGTTCGGACCTAAGTCAGTCCCCACTTGTGTTAAGTTTATTGATAGTCATAATGGTGTAGACAATCTGTACTTCACGGTCAACAGACCAAGCACTTCCTTCCTACGCAGTGAACACATGCGCAAGGCAAAGAAGGAGCACATGTTTGAAGCACAGTGGCTCTACCTTGATGTGGATCCAGCCGAAGGGCAGGAGATCGAGGACGAGCGAGAACGCATCCTTGGGCAACTCACCGACAAGCGGCCCAAGGGTATCCCTGAGCCAACTGTGCTTATCTTTTCAGGTGGTGGGTTCCAAGCATTTTGGAAGCTGAAACAGCCGTTCGTTATCGACGGTACAGAAGCCAACTGGGATGAATACGAACTGTATAACAAGCGACTTGAGCAGATCTTCGGAGGTGATCACTGCCACAACGTAGATCGCATCATGCGTCTTCCTGGAACAGTAAACATACCAGACGCCAAGAAGCGCAAGAAAGGTCGAGTTGAGATTGTATCCAGCTTGCTCCAGTTTAACAATAATATCTACGACCTAGATGAATTCAAGAAAGCTGCCGCTGTCCAAACAACTGGCGGAGGTCGAGATATCGGTGCTGGGGCCAAGGTTAATATTCCTGGAAATGTGGTCCGCATTGAAGACCTCTCAGAGCTCGATGAATGGGACGTCCCTGATCGTCTAAAGGTGGTGGTTGCACAAGGTTCACATCCAGACCAGCCCAAGGAAGGCGACAACTCACGTTCAGCATGGCTTTTCGATTGTGTCTGTGGTCTCACACGGCATGGCGTACCGGACGAGGTAATATTCTCCCTGCTTACAGACCCTGATTGGCACATATCCGATAGTGTCCTGGAACTCAAAGGAGGTGCCGAGCGGTACGCTATCCGGCAGATCGGTCGCGCTAAGGAGTACAGCCAAGATCCAAAGCTGACGGAAATGAATGATCAGTTTGCAGTTATCGGCAACATTGGCGGCAAATGCCGTGTCATTGAGGAAGTTCCTAATGAATTGCTCAACCGTACCTCAATCACATACAGTAGCTTTGAAGATCTCCGTAATAGATTTTCAAATAAACTGGTTAAGGTAGGCACAACCAAAGACGGTGCCGAAGTAACGAAACCACTCGGCAAGTATTGGCTAGACCATCCTATGCGTCGCCAGTATGATACCATTCGCTTTATGCCAAACTCCGAGAAGGAAGGTGTATACAATCTATGGCGTGGATTTAGTGTTGAGTCTACTCCTGGAGACTGTAGTATCTTCCTGGATCACGTTCTCAATAATATATGTGGTGGCAACGAAGAGCATTATGACTATGTTCTCAAATGGATGGCCCGAGCAATTCAGCAACCTGCCTCACAAGGAGAAGTTGCTATCGTCCTCAGAGGTGGCAAGGGTACAGGTAAAGGCACATTCGCCTCGACGTTCGGTCGCCTCTTTGGGCGTCACCACATGCACGTCGCCAACGCCAATCACCTTGTCGGTCAGTTCAACGCTCACTTACAAGACTGTGTATCTCTATTCGCTGATGAAGCCTTTTTCGCTGGAGATAAAAAGCACGAGTCTGTACTAAAGATGTTGGTAACGGAAGATACAATCCCAGTGGAAAAGAAGGGTGTTGATCTGGAAACATGTCCTAACTTTGTTCACCTCATAATGGCTTCAAACGATTCACATGTTGTTAGGGCCAGTGGTGATGAAAGACGTTTCCTAATTCTCGATATGTCTAACAGGAGACAGCAAGACACCAGCTACTTCCATGATCTCAGAGAGCAGATGGATAATGGTGGATATGAAGCTCTCTTATATTTCCTTCAAGATATTGATCTCACAACGTTCAACGTTCGTGAAGTCCCACAAACAGATGCCTTGAATGAGCAGAAGTTGCTGTCTATGTCCCAAGAAGAGGAATGGTGGTGGCAGAAACTTATGGATGGACGTCTCCTGGACAACCATACAGAGTGGAAGAGATATGTTGCATCTAAGGATTTAGAAGGCGACTTCACAAATTATGCGGACACTTGGAAGTTCAGTCGTCGCGGTAACGCCACGCAGCTTGGACGCTTTCTGTTTAGAGTTGCTCCACATCTTGAGAAAACACAACGCCGAATTGAGTACGAATATCAGGATGCCAATGGTTACGAGACAACAGGCACAAAGAGAGCCTACGTCTATAACTTCGGTTCTCTAGAGAAATGTCGTGCAGTTTGGGATGAACTCTATGGCGAGCAGCAGTGGAGCGAACCAGTTCAGTTGGAACTAAAAGATAAGGAGATGCCGTTTTGACCGACAAGATGCATTTGAGTCCATGTATGGACTGCCCTTACCTACGTTTGACCGACAAGATGCATTTGAGTCACGATGAGGCTCAACAGCATATTTACTCCCACTTCACAGAAGATGGTGGATATGAGTCCGTGGAATGTGAAGAACAGGGAACTCAGTGTGCAGGACAAGTGCAGATGATAGCGAACGGATTGCCTACAGGACTGGACGAGTTTTCGGACTTAGGCGAGGCTGTGGCTCAAACGAAGCGGAACTGGAAGGATTACTTCATAGGACCGTGGGAATGGCGGGCTTTTCACGAGCGCTAGGGACGCGCTGGATGGCCGTTGGTGGGCATAGGGTAGGGCAGGGCCGCACTAGGGCCAACCTTGCGCCACGCGCAGCGCCACAAGGCCTCCGGACACGCCTGATAAGTACCATTGGTCAACCTGCATGGGGCGCGGTATAATAAAGTCTAATAATGGAGTTACTTATGAAACCGCAACTAGCTGGTAAGTTCGATGAAATCAAAGTGGCGAAGAAGCTGCCTCTCCTTGGGCAACTCAAGTATGATGGTATTCGGGTATTCATCCGAGACGGCATGGCTTATACTCGTTCGTTGAAACTGGTGCGTAACGGTGAGATCCAGTCCTGGGTCCGACACCACAAAGATGATCTAGAAGGTTTGGATGGTGAAATCATCTGTGGTGATCCAACGGCTCCAGACTGCTACCGCCGCACAATGTCTTTCGTAATGGCCTACGATGCCCAAGATGAGTTCACCTTCTATGCTTTCGATAAGTGGGACGAACCAGACATCTTCATGAACCGACTGGATATTGTCAAGGAGATCGCGGACCGCTTTAATGCCGAGTCCATCCTTGGTGATAAGTCTCTCATCCTCCAAGTCGCTGATACCAGAACACTAGAAACCATGGAGGAAGTGTGGGCGTTTCACGATGAGATGATTGCACTAGGACAGGAGGGTATCATACTCAGGGACTCATACTCCTATTATAAGTATGGGCGTGGCTCTCCGGTGAAGTGTGAGTGCATCAAGATGAAGGAAGGTGGTTGGCTCG